ATTTTCAAGATCTTCTCCCGCTCCTCAAGCCACCTGTTGATCTCCTCATCCGGGTCCATGATGCCCATCTCGTCCATAGCCGTTCTGCGTGAATGGACTCCTGCCTGGACAAGGAGCTGATCGCCGCTGGAATTCAACAAAAAGGAGGAACTGTATAAGGATAAATCCTAATATCGAAATACTAAATCCTGAACAATATCAAATGACCAAAATCCAAAATTCCAAACTGTTTTGTGCCTTCGGATTTTGAATTTAGAACTTGTTTAGAGTTTAGAGCTTAGAATTTAGGATTTCTCCAAAGGAGATAATATGAGTATATCTTTAGACGAAGCAAGTAAACTCTCGACTGATATCCTTCTTAAAGGAATCATAGAGACCATTATCAAGGACAGCCCTATTCTGCAGGAGCTGCCCTTCATCCAGATCGTGGGCAACAGTCTCAAGTACAACCGTGAGAAGACTTTGCCCGGTGTGGGGTGGTATGCGCCTGTATCGGGAACATGGACAACTTCAGAGCCCGCATTCGAGCAGGTGACCGCTACCCTCCAGATCCTTGGCGGAGACGCCGACGTCGACAACTTCCTTAAGGCAACCAGGAGTAATATCCAGGACCTTGAGGTTGCCGTCCTTGAGCAGAAGGCCAAGGCGGTGCAGCACGAGTTTGAGAACGCCTTCCTTAACGGGACGGGTGCATCGAACCAGCCCTCAGGGCTCTATGTCCTGCTTTCGGACACAGCCTGGGTGGCCGATACCGTCACAGAGGTGGGCGACATTGTGGTCCCGACCGAAGGCGTCGAGAACGGTTTCCGGTATGAGTGCACGGCGTCAGCCGGCGATAAAAAGACTCATGCCACTACCGAGCCTACCTGGCCCACCCAGGAGGGAGCCACCGTTGTTGACGACCAGGTGACGTGGACGTGCATCTACGGCCACTGGCAGGGAACGGGAGTCAACGGTGCGACCCTTACCCTAAACAACCTGGATAAGCTCATTGACCTGGTCAGAGGCGGCAAGCCAGACATGCTCTTGATGAGCAAGAGGAGCCGCAGGAAGGTCCAGTCCCTTATCAGAGCGTCAGGTACAGTCCTTGAAACAAGGCCAGGGAAGTTCCTGGAGCAGATCCAGATGTATAACGGCATCCCGATAGCCGTTTCCGATTGGGTGAAGGATAACTACACCGTCGGCAGCTCGACGGATTGCTCCGCTATCTTCGCCTTCCAGATGGGCGAGGGCGGCGTGTGTGGCTTATCCAGTCCCGAGATGCTGCAGGTGGAACGGCATGGTTCACTGGAGACCAAGGACGCCACCAGGACCAGGGTTAAGTGGTATGTATCGCTTGCCCTCTTTTCCACCGTGAAAGCGGCCATGATGACCGGAGTCAGAGACTGACGAAGACCAAAAAGCAAAATGAAGAAATCAAAAATACATTTATTTTGCCCTTTGATTTTTGATTTTTGCCTTTCTCATATCACCTCCCGCGTCAGGGGAGGGGGCCGTCGCCTCCCCCTCCCCTCTTATCCCCTCTCCCTTGACGGGAGAGGGTTAGGGAGAGGGTGAAATTACGAACCTAGAACTTAGAACAAGGAACAGGTGAAATTATGGATCTATCAACAATGAAAGCCAGAGTCCGGGAGGACCTCCAGGACGAAGATGAGGCTAACTATCGTTGGACCAACGACCAGGTGGACGGAGCCATCGAGAGGGTGGTCAGGGAGTTCTCGTTAGCCTACCCTCAAATGGAGTCAACCGATATCGCTACCACCGAGGACAGCCGGGAGCTCGATATCTCCAGTCTGTCAGGACTCATCAGGGTGGAATCCGTTGAGTTCCCCATCGGAGAGACCCCCAGCCACTACCAGAAGTTCAGAATCTGGCAGGATACCCTTCAGATGGACGATGAAGGCGACGGAGGCGATGCCCGGGTAAGGTGGTACAAGGAGCACACCCTCGACGCCGAGTCATCCACCATCCCCGCTCAGTTCGAGGAGATCATCGTCCTGGGAGCCACCGGATATCTTGCAACATCAGCATCGGTCTATACCGTTGACAAAGCCACCATCGCTGGCAAGTGGGCCACCATTAACTTCCTGAAGTGGGGACAGCAGAGGCTTGACCGTTATGAGAAGAAGCTCAAAGCCCTCAAAAGCCGAGTGATCACCAGGGAGCTCTATAGCGAATGAAGCAAAATTCTAAGCACGAAATCCGAAATCCTAAACAATACCAAAACACTAATGACCAAAACCCAAAAGAAAAAACGTTTTGGTATTTGAATTTGGAAGTTTGAATTTGTTTAGAGTTTAGAGCTTAGGATTTAGAGTTTAAGGTTATGTTGCACCTTGGAATCGTTAAGACCTTCGACAGCGAGAACCACACGGCAGGAGTACAGTTAGCAGGTTCGCTAACCACCTACCTTGACGATATCCCCGTCTCCGTCTCTATCCCCTCTTCTGCTATGGTCGTTGGTAACTATGTCCTGGTAGCCATCCCCGGAGGGAATCCCCGGGACGCTTGCGTCGTGGCTTCGTGGCCAGCGGGGAGCTCAGGGATCAGAGACCATGGAGAACTCACCGGACTGGGAGACGATGACCATACCCAATACCTTAACGTTGCCAGGCATGACCTGGTAGCAAGACATCCTTTGGCGGTGCTGGATACTGCAGTCTGCAGTGAAACCGAAGCTGATAGCAAGATAACCACCCATAAGAATAACGCCTCAGCTCACCACACCAAGACCACCAACGCCTCCGAGCTAACTTCAGGTCAATTACCCACCGCCAGGCTAGCAACCAATATCAAGAACGCCAGCCTCACTTTCATCATCGACGGCGGCGGCTCAGCGATTACCACAGGACAAAAAGGTCACCTTGAAATTCCCTTCGCCTGCACTATTCAACAAGTTACCATGCTTGCCGCCCAATCAGGTTCAATCGTCGTGGATATCTGGAAGGACACCTATGCCAACTTTCCGCCAACCAATGCCGACTCGATAACGGCCTCAGCTCCTCCGACGATATCCTCAGCACAGAAGTCTCAGGATTCCACCCTTGCGGGTTGGACCAAGTCCATATCCTCGGGTGACATCCTGGCATTTAACGTCGACTCATGCGCCACGATAACCAGGGTAACGATATCTTTGAAGGTAGAAAGGAGCTAATAGGCAAATGGCAGCAACATTGACAGGTAACGTTGGACTTCTAGGACAGGGCAGAGTGAATCTTGTTGTGAGATTCTTCACGCCAGATACCGATACAGAGCTATTCAAAGCCTGCGCACCTACAGACGCTGATGGAGACTTCACGATCTACGGCATTCCAGCTGGCACTTACGACGTCGGAGTCAAATCCGATAACAGCAAAAGCATCTTAGCCGAAGATAAAGTTTTCACTGATGGAAACACCACCGATATCGACTTCGGAAACTTGCTTCGTGGTGATCTCAACCAGGATGATGCAGTTACTGGTATAGATTTTTCTATCCTTAATGGTCAATACAACACTCTCGGTGACTGCTACGGCTACGCTGGCGATTGGTTAATGCCTCAATGTCCGTCACCGCCACCAGCAGGAGGAGCATGTTACGGCTACGTCATTTCTTAAAGAATGTAGCACGAGGCTTCAGCCTCGTGCAAGGAGGTAATATGAGCAAAGTGAAACAAGCAGTAGAGAAGGAAATCACCAAAGAAGGCCTACCCAAAGAAGCCTTCGCCATCGTCGGAGATCCGGAGGATCCCGAGACCTGGAAGCTTCCCCATCATACCAAGGCCATCTTCCGGGCCCTGAGGGGCAGGATCGACATCGAGAAGACCGTGGACTGGGACCGGATGCCGGCAGCGGTGGCAGCATTATCGAGAGGCGGGTATAGGGGGGAGAGAGTCCAGGCGGACCCCGAGGATATCATCAAGGCAGCCCGTCATTTAGCCCGACATTACCAGAAGGCCGACAAGCCCGTCCCCGATACCCTGGGAGCCCTGATATAAAGGACAAGCACTAAATCCTAATATCTAAATCCTAAAGGTTTGGAATTTAGGATTTTGGATTTTGAATTTGTTTAGAGTTTAGAGCTTAGAATTTAGGATTTAAGGAACTGATGAATATGTCGCAGGAGGACTTAAAAGCCCGTTCTCGCACTTTTTTCGCAGGAATTAGCTTGAAAGAGCTATTTAGCACCAGCGAGGAATGGCACGCCTTCCTCATCGGCTTCTTCGAGGTCCTGTGTCCCTGGCCACCGTGGGTTCGAATCCCCTCTCCCTCGACGGGAGAGGGCAAGGGTGAGGGTGACAACCCCAGCGAAGCAAGCTCCAACGAGCATCACTACTATCTCGGCGGCAGAGCCATGGCAGTCCTGGCCTGGCTCGCCATTGCCAAGCTCATCCAGGTGACCTTCTTTTAACGTAGAACGTAGAACCTAGAACGTAGCACATGAAAACCTTAAGCGCCAGCTTAACCGCAGCTCAGAAGAAACCCGACCGCCTTCCCTACGTCGAGGCGAAGGTCTATGACTTCGACCAGGGCATCAAGAGGCTATCCTGGGAAAGACTCTATGAAGGTTCAGAAGCCGACAATCACCACGGCATCGCCTTCGACAGCCAGGGGAGCATGCACCGCATCAGGGCGGATTCCAGCAATAAGCTTTACCGCCAGAAGGTCACCAGCCCCGATGATCAGTCCGACTATTCCCAGTGGACCGAAATAGCCACGGACTGTTACGGTCCTTGCTCCATCGCCGCTTATGGCGCCAAGATCTACATCTTCTACCGGACCACGGGAAACGTTTTGTGGAAGTACTACAGCCATAACTACGGCCAGGATTGGTCAAATGCTCAGTTCGTAAGCTACACCGATGTCCTGTCTATGGCTGCCACGTGGTGGGGAACGGGAAACATCGTCGTTTGCTTCTGCTGCAAGGCAGCCGAGCTCAATGCTATTGTCCTCGATTCCTCAGATCAGGAGACCAGCCAGCATACCCACAGCGAGCCGCTAACCCATCCCTTAACAGCCACCTACGGCATCGGAGCCTCTTATACCCCCAACCACATCGATATCGTCTTTGCTGCTAAGGAGACGGCGGAGCCGTACAGCTTCATTGCCCTCTATCGCACCGAGCTCGACAGCAATTACGACTGGCTAGCCTTCCAGTACTTCATCACTGCCCCCGACGGTGAGGGCGTCACCTATGAGTACCCCGATTGCCACAACCCGGCATCCGCAGCGGATTACGAGAACACCCAGCTCACCGTGGTGGAGAAGTTCACCGGGACGACAGCCTATATCAGGCCGTTAATCTGTCATTCTGTCAGAGGCTCAGCCTTCAGCTCCATGGTTTTTACCGAGCCCAAGCCCTTCTTGAATATCGCCTCAGCTTACGGCTTACGGCTCCAGAGCACCAGCTCGCATTACTGGCTGGAACGACCCGACGGAGTCTGGAGAGCCCCTCGAGCAGCAGGCGACCCGTTAGATCTAACCGACGACATCCTCTCCTTAACATTGAACGTTGAACCTGGAACGTTGAACATAGAACTTGATAACAGTTCCGCCCAATACGCCACACCGCCCGCAAAGCGAAGCGAAGTAGTCTTGAAGTTAGGCTATAAGACTTCTGAAGGAAACGAAGCGGTGGAGGTGGGAAGGTACTGGATCGATTCCTGGGAATATTCCTCCTCTGTCTCTGTCTCTTCTCTCAAGCTCTTTTGCCTCGATGGCCAGGGATTAGCATCCAGGTGGTCCGCCCGTTTCCAGATGCGGTGGCCGGCAGATAAGAGAGTGTGGGAGATCATCCAAGAGATCATCTGCAGGTGGGGAATCAATCTTACCAGCCCTGGGGGAGTCCCCAGAAGCTCAGCGGTGGATAACCTCTACCCCGACTTCACCATCCAGCCAGGGACCCAAGGAACTCAAGCACTCAACAAACTCTTATCCTTCGTACCCGATGCCTTGATCTTCGACGGCAACAATGCCTATGTTAAGGACCTGAAGGACGACGAAGCGAGCTGCTACTCTTACGGCACAGACCACGTCATCCTCCACGGCGAATACGCCGTCTCTGTCTCTGTCTCTCGCTCACGTGCCCTCGGCAGGGACGACCAGGACAACCGAATTGTCGAAGACGCCTTCGACTGGCCTAACCTAGAACTCGGTATTGATAACTTAGAACAATCGTATGACCCCAACCTTCAATCAGCCACCAGGGCCCAGGAGAGAGCCGACGCCATCTTAAGAAAGCAGTCATTGCGAGCGCAGCGTGGCAATCTCGTCATCCCCGTTAACTGCGGCCAGGAGCTCTACGACGTCATCACCGTCACCGACAAGCGGTGTGTTATATCAAGCAAGAAGTATCGAGTAATGCGCATCGATGCTCAACTCAGCCTTCGTCAGTGGCACTATCGGCAGACCCTAACCCTAGGAGCCCCGTAAGCACCGTACAGCAAAACTGTAAATCCTAAATTAGGAATACTAAACAATGTAAAAGAGCAGTCAGCAATCAGCGGTCAGTAGTCAGCGACTAGCCAATGACTGAAGGCTGATAGCTACCAATAGGAAAGCAAAACTCAAAGATCAAAGTGCAGAATGAGGGAGCTTTTTACATTTTGATTTGTCATTTTGACTTTTTATGTTTAATCTTTGATATTGTTCAGGGTTTAGTGCTTGGAATTTAGAATTTTCCTTCGTGTAAGTCTCG